GAGTCTGCGGTGACTTTTCCAGCACGCATCTTCCACAGCAAGGTCTGGGTAGTAATAACAATTGGCTTGTCAATCTTCTGCGCTAAACGCTTGAGGGCACGGGTAATGTTTGTAATTGCTTGCGGTGTGTTCATCTCACCAGTCAAATCATCAAGCATCAAATACACACCGTCTACAAAAACAATGTCTGGCTTTAACTGCTCAATCTTTGCTGACAAAGCAGAGACAGTAATACCGTTTACTGCGTCTACTAAGTGAAAGGGATGTTCGGTTTCCATAGCATTCAACATATCAATGTATCTGGATTCTTCTTTCGGCAATAGCTTTCCGCGACGTAATCGTCCGTGGTCAATGTGAGAACGCATCGCGTCGTGGCGCTGTTGTTGCTCGTGATTGTTCATCTCAAATGATTGGAACATGGGTGTCTTACCAAGTTTGTGAATATTTATAGCAACTTGCAATGCGACTTGAGACTTACCTGTCTTAGGTGGAGCAATGATGGTAACTAACTGACCACCCTGTAGCCCTGCGGTTGCTTCGTCAATATCTTTAAACCCTGTAGGTATACCTAAGAACTCTTGATTCTGAATTGTTTGATATTCCTTGTAACGCTCTTCTGTGTTCTTTGTTAAATCAATCTCGTGAGTACCAAGTACTCCTTGCTCATTAACTTTGGAAACAGTTTGTTCCATCGCAAGGATTGCAGCGTTGTGGTTGTTATCCTGCAACTGCTCAACCGCGTTTTCCAACCCCTGTCGTGTGAGCATACGACGGCGGAAGTCCACCATTGTGTCCAACAAGTAATCCATACTGTCTTCAACATTGAGGACTTTGTAGTTTGGATAATGGTCAAGAACAGTTGTTGCCGTAGGAACTTCACTGTATTCACTGTAATGTTTACGGACAAACGTCCAAACTTTTCGGTTGTCGTCATCTAAGAACCAGATGTCTGTTATTCCACGTTGAAGTACAGGGGTAATCTCACGGTCTTTGATTACCTTGCTAACTAACCTATGTTCGTTATCTGCTGCCAATTACTTCCACCGCTCCCCGCATGTTTGACATTGTAAATACGAATTTCCATGCACCCAAATACGTGCAATGTCATTTGAACGACACATTTTACAGTTTGTGTTTGCAATACTGAACATAGCGCCCTCCCTCAAGGACTAGATGTTGTCTAACTGTACTCCTGCCGAGCCATACATAGCGACTCGGCTTGGAATATCTATTACAGCCTTAAGATTAGCACGATATGGCAGAGCCCCTACCAACTCGTGTGGGTCCTCGTAGAGTTGCCAATAGTTAAAGGGATTAACAACCCTGCGCTCAAGTTTCTCAAAGGCTTTATCAAGGAGCTCTTCTGTCCAGCCTTCGCTCTCAAAGCCAGCTAGCTCTAAAGAAAATGCATAGTTGTTTGACAGGTGCCACAGCTTATTAGCTGCAAGTAAATCAATATCTCCTACCGCAAAAGAAGTCTTCTTCACCAAAAGACGTTTAGAGACTTCTTCTTTTAGTTTGAGAGCTACGTCTGTTACACAGACTACCTGCGGAGAGGAGACGTTGGAAATGTCTCCGTTTTTCATATAACTTCTATCGTCGCGTAGTTAACTACGAACTCACGGAACTTCTTAGGGTCTTCGCTAGCCTCGTATGCCCACTCTTCTGGTACTGAGTTAGGGACATTAATTGAGTAATGACCTGTGCTTTTAATCTTATTGTTTACAAAGGAGGTGTGTTTGCAGGTGCTCTTCTTGGTCCACACTGGGCAGTTGCAACGGGTTTTCTTAGACTTAGTCTCTAGCTCAACCTCAAATACGCCCACGCCTTGGGCAGAGATAAACTGCTGAACAGTCATCCACTCTGCGTTCATGCTTGGTCCTTTCATTGGGCACCTCTTAGGTCTGAACCTAGTATAGGCACTCTTATAAACGCTTCGTTAGCAAAACTCGCCATTGCTTCGCTGTACTGCGATTCCCAATTCTCTAAACGAACATTGGTAGTCACAATTGTAGGCAATCCCTTGTCGTAGCGCAGTCTTAGAATCTCATCAAATGATGTGTCGTCATACTTAGAGCCGTATTCTTTACCTAAATCATCAAGTATTAATACTCTTACATTTAGCCAGTCAAAACGGCAACGACCGTGAAACCCATCTAACTCATAGCTCATCTCTCGTTTATCTTCGCCATCCATATCAAAGGTTGACTTCTTACGAGATAAGAACTCTGGATAGGTCATGTAGTAAACAGGGCGAAACTTTAACCCGTACTCAGTTGAGTTTAACCCCAGTAGCTTACTTGCTAGAGCATCATCATCTGGCAAGTTACGGACAATCTCCATAGCAGCAACGACTGCGTGAGTAGTCTTTCCAAGACCAGGGCCACCATCAAACACAAGCCCTACGCCGTTTACGCCAATGTTCCCAATGCTTTTAATGACCTGACCTGAAGTCACATCATCAACCCATGAAGATACCTCTCCTGGGAATGACCCTACTTTCTCAGTAATGTCACTTGGTTCTAACCCTATAAATCTACGTGGGATGTTTGAAGTCCGCAGTAGCCAGTGTTTTTTTAATGGAGACAAAGTGTTGATGTCATACATCTGTGTTACCCCCCAATTCTTTTTCTAACTTTATTCGGCCCGCATCCGTTATAGCAAACCTAGGACTTAAATCCTCATCGTAGTCAACTGAAACAAGCCCTAACGCAAATAGTCTCATTAGGGCTTGCTCTAGTTCGTCTTCTTCCAATTACTTGTCTTCGTTTTCCTTAAGCCAAGCAGCAAAAGCAATCTGTGTTTCTGCTTCTGGGACTGAGTGCTCTTCAAGGTATTCCAAGAAGTCTTCGTCTTTCATTAAATCAGGTGTTTCTTTTAATGTGTAACTTAGTGGATTCATTATGCTTTAAACTCCAGTACCCCAACGAAAGCCGTTGGCTTGTCAGTTGTTTTATCAACTTTAGTTGCTTCTAACTTTACGCTTTTGCGAGGGGTCATTGCTAACACCTGTGATTTAATCCAACGCTTACCTGCTGATGCATTTTTCCAAGCTGCTTCTGCACTTACAGCCTCTGCTGGTTGCATTGAGTTGAGATTGTCATCATCAATCATTGGAGTAAGAAGGCTGACATTAGCCAACCATGCGCCACCTTGTTCGGTGTTTAGTGTAAGTGTTGCTGTAAACTTCTTTGTAATCTTTTTTGCCACGTTTAGTTCTCCTTGCCTTTCAATCGTTTTTCATGTCGCTCTAGTTGTGCACGTCCACTCAAAGAGTTCTGGAACACACGACCGTCACTGGAGCTGAGAGTACCAGATGCTGGGGTGGTCTCAACTTTAGCAGTAACTCTGTTTAGCCCTAGATTTTCTCTTGCTTGGTTCATCTTCGTGCCGAAGGAGGCAAGGTACTTTTTGTAAAGGTGAGGAGCCTCATCCCCAATGTCTTTGAAGTTACGCTCATCCTGCATGAACAGCCGAAGCAGTTCAAGCTCTATGAGCGGGGTGGTTCCGTACTGTGAGCGGAACTTTCGTATTGCGCCTGATAGCGATTTGACGGAAACAGTTCCTGGAAGTAGCGGGTATTTACGGCCCACTTGGTAACTAAACTCTGCAGCAACATCCATCGCTGTCCATTCGTGCTCTGGTCGCTTGCCCCTAGTTTTAGGGTCGCTCTTTCGTATCTTTGGTTGTGGGGCGTCTTTCGGCTCAACAAGTCCAAAACCTGCCAGAGAGTCTCCATCATCTTCCCATCTTCTCATAGGAACCCTTATCTCCTTTGTGAAACCTACGGTTTCAGATTCTTTTAATTTATAACTAGATTGGCTATTAGGTACTAATAGCTTATTAGCTATACTGCTATGTGACTTATAGTCATGTGAGGTGCGGTAATTTTCTACCAACTCTTGCTTTTCTTCTTGGTAATTTTTTACCGTAATTTTCTTCCGTCCCAGATATCCGTTAGCACGCTTGGTCTGGGATGTCTCAATTAACCCTGATGCTTCAAGGCCTTGCAAGGCGCTGCGGATGGTCTTGTCGCTTGCTTTGCCAGTCTCCATACAAAGCTGGGCTACTGTGGTCTCTACGAGCCCTCCAGGGGCTGCAGAACGGCACAGTATGGCAAAGAGACGGAACTGGAAATCCGTTATCTTGGCTGAGTAGGCTTCTGACGGGATGTACACAGGCTTAGCCTACTCCTCATCATCAAAGGGTGAAATGTCTTTTTTGTCTACTTGTTCGTTCAGATGCTGGACAACGGCTTGACCTAACGACTCCATAACCGTGCTGGCTATGAAGGCGCTCATCATATCTACAAAGACTCCTAAAGCCTTGTGCATGCCGTCGTGTAGTTCATCTGGGTCCATACCCAAGAATGGGTTCTCGTCCATTTCAAGCGGGTCCATTCCGTCAGTTATATCCCACGTATCTAACGCAAGGTCTTCAACAGTGTGGATGATTAGGTGGTCAGTGAGGCTATCTGTCCAAACAATGCCTATTGCATCTCCAGTAGATAGCTGTCGTAACAAGTCGTTCACTGGGTCTTCGCAGAGCACAAATGAATCTACCTGTTTGATTATGTGACCTACATCTGTAGCATCACTTAAAAAAGCAGTTACTTTTACTTGGTTCTCTAAGCACTTTCGTATAATGCTTTGAGAGAAGTGCTCGTAATCTGTCTTTACTGGAAAAAGTACTTCGGGCGATTGTTCAGAATACTTTGTGAGAAGTTGGTCAATACCAAGTGATACATCTAAGTCATCTTCTGAAAAAACAGCTATTTTCATTGTGTTCCTATCGTCTTGGTGCCGCAATTGTTATCGGTTTATTTATGTATTTATTTATTAGTAGAGCAATAAATGATATTGCTGGCACAGAAACAACAAACTTTAAGTTGACACTGTAGAAGCAAAGTAGCGCACCAAAGCTTAGTGGTAATGAAAGAAACGCGTATAGTTTTTCTTTGCTTATTAGAAGACCTAAGCCAAGAGATATAAGTTCAATTGTAAAAGTTACTGCTAACCCCGATAGGAGTACTGCTATAAGTAGGTTGACCATAGGCGCATACTACACCGCTGTTAGGTTTGTGTACTCCAAGGCTTCGTAAGTCCTAATCCTCCAGAAGAGGTTTTGAGGAACCCAATCCTTAAGGGTGTAACCAAGGCGAGGCAACTTTAGTGGTTTGCTATTGTATACTGAAGAGTAAGAGTTACCAACAGCCCCTTGCCATACTGCTCCAAAAGGGTTACCGCTAATTGCCAACAGACTGCCATCAAAATAGTCTGTAGATTTTGGTGATTTCTCAGCTTGGATTGAGTCTAAGAATAAGGTGTTTGCACCAGTTCCAGAGAACTGTACTTCTAGAGTTTCTATATCAGAGTTAACTCCTACAAGTACAGTGTAGTAATCACGGACCCACGTAGCGGAAAGTCCGACTGTGTAAGGTGCTGGAGCATCTACTGACACCACAGTTCCTCCGCTGTCTCTACCAACAACTGTCAAAGTAAACCCTGCTGTTGCTTTTTTGTAGAAAGAAAATGAGTAGTACTGACCCTTTTCAATAGGGAAAGTGTTTGAGGTGTATGACCAATCACCGCTTGTGTTAACTAGTTTTGCTCCGTGTGCACCTGAATAGGACTCTGTTGGGTTATCTGCATCTTGAGTTACAGTTAGGTTTGTACCAACTTTAGTCCAACTGGTTGTTACGTCTGTTTCAAAAGTTGGGTTTTTAATAAAATTTGTTTTGTTTGGTAGTAAAAAAATGTCTAAAGAACGCGCTTCATCGTACGCAACAGTTTGTCCGCTTTGAAAGCAGACCATATCTACGTAATAAGTTCCTGCAGCAGACCAAGCAAGATCAACACTTGCGTAGTAAGCGTCTGTACTGGAGTTAGTTACTAACCCAGTAGTGGTTGTTGTACCTGTAACCGAAGAAGTTACTGTAAAGGTCGTGCTTGTTGGGACTGTAGCTATTGTTACGTCAGTTAAATTAAACGCAGTATCTGGCGCAATAAATCCATTTATAGTTACTACTTCTCCAGCAACAAGGTTGTGGTCTGATGACGTTGTGTAAGTAACTGTGCCAGATGCGCCAACAGCATTCACTACAGCCTCAGACACTTTTTTAGGTGTTCTAGCTGTTACAGATGTTTCAGCCCAAGTGTTTGTTCCAGCTGTTGCTGTTCCAGAAATGGTGCTTCCTAGTTGACTTCCAGTACCGTCATGCCAAGTAATTTTAGGGGTGATACTTCCCGCACTTGCTGGTGACTTAATCTGTGCAGATAAAACGTAGTTAGTTGCTGGAGAAACAGGGATTCCTTTACGTACAGGGTCAAGATTACCTAACTTCATTGAACCAGCGCCTGTTGCAACAATCTTGCATGTGTAAGAAAGGTCAATGTTATTTGAGTTTGTAGGTGGAACTTGCTCTGTTGATGCAGCAAATGTTGAAGTGTTTGTTGCAGTCCAATTACCTGTTGATTTATAAAATGTTGAGTCTTGAGGTGTTAACAGTAGGTTTTTAGAAACAGCTAGTATTGGAGCGTAGCCAGTTAAAGACTCAACGTAGGTACCTAATCCGTTGAGAGTTCCTTTGTTGTTATACATGTACACAGCTTCACGGATTAGTTGCTTTTGGTTTTTCACGGGTAAACCCGGCTCACTTAACAAGCCAAAGTTGGCTACCTCTAACGGCAGCATAGAAGAGACTGTTGAAATTCTAGTGTGGTCAGGTAGCAAGAGGTCTAAATAAGTTAATGCTTCATCTAGTTCAAACCCAAATGAATCCATGAAGTTTGCTAAAGCAGAGTTGTAGTCAACTGGAGATAAAGGAGACTGTTCTACACTTGTAAAAACTCTAGGTAAAAAGTTTAACATTTTTTCCGCTGTCTGGTGGTCACCTGGTACTACTCCACCTACAGAGCCAGCATCTACCCACGCTAATGCGTCTGTAAATAGAAATAGTTTGTAATAAATAGGTTTGCCAGGAACAATAGCGGGTGTTAAAGGTAAGTCTTCAACTCCTCCACCATCATTGAATACAGTTTTAGTAAGTGTAGTTGTGGAATCTTCGTAGACAATGACGCCATCTTCTGATGTTTCTGGAAAACTGTTTTGGTTACGTAGTAACCTTACCTTAGTGTAATTTCCTGTTGGAGTTTTCCAGTAGACGTACGCCTCATGAAAATCTGTAACCAGTAAAGCCATTGGTTCAACAGAGTACGCAAGTAATGGACTAATGCCATACTTAGATATTCCATAGACTGCATTACCATAATTAGCCATTTAAAATCCTATCGGATGTCGCCAAGAATAAACCAAGTATCGGTTCCCGTCTTGATGCAAGTTGCGGAAGCATATTGAACACGGGTGTATGGCGCAGCAGGCGCAGCTCCAGCCGAAACCAAAGTTGTTGTTCCAGATGTAACTGCGGCAATTGTTGTTGTTCCTGTACCAAATTGAGCCACGTGAATTTTTGTGCCAATTGGAAATGGGACGGTTGCATTAGTTGGGATTGAAAAAGTGTTAGCTGTAGAAACAGCCATAGTTACTAATTTGTCTGCGTCTGCAAGAACTGCTGTGTAAGAAGCTGTTCTACTGTTGATGCTCATGTACATCTTTGGGTCGTTTAGAACAGGGGATGTTCCAAAGGAAACTAAAGATGAGGAAGTTACGGTGCTTTTTAGTGTTGTTCCCGCTAGTGTTTCTGCAGCTATTAATGCAACTTGAGCGCGAGTATTTGCAATACCAATTTCAATATTGTTTATACGGTCTTTAACAGTTGACCAAGTTGTGGTTGTGGTGTCAAAGCCCGATGTTCCCCAACCAGAGCTGGTTAGTGGAAGAGTTCCAAGGGTAGTTTCAATAGCTGTTACTTCACCTTGAAGGTCGTTAATGTGAGAGGCAATAACTGTGTCTGTAAAGTCAACTTTAGAGCTAAAGTCGTTCTTAATATTTCCTGGGTAATAGACTGCCATTTGTTACCTTTCCATCGTAATGTTGTATTTTCTCTGGTTTACTACTGGTTTAGTTGCTAAAGTCCTGGATGACTATGGCCTGTGTTTGCTTTACCAGCCATTTGCGACTCTAAAGTAGACACCCGTGACTCTAGTGATGTAATACGTTGCTCATGGTTTAGAAGGGTTTGTGCCATTGCCAACAAAGTCTTTGTAAGTTCTATAACTTGCGTTCCGTCTGGTTCAGACTCCACTATTAAGTACGGTGTTAATCCAGATAGTGACACAGTGTTTAGCAGCGGTTTTACTAAATAAGGTTTGCTTGCTTCTTGGTGTTTTCCAAACGAACCAATCCAAACAGGGTACTCTGCGTCTCCAGCGATGTACGAAACCCAAACCCCCTGACCTACTTTTGGAGGAGAGGTGTGTATACCGTGTGGTTCAACAGGCCAAACCCAATCAGTTACTTCAGCTCCAGTAGACTGTGGTACTAGAACCTGTAGTCGTCGTTGATTTAGTGGGTCTTTGTTGTTTTGGACAACCCCTCTAAAAAATCCAAGACTTTTACGGTCATCATCCACTGTACAATCCAATATTCATATTGCTTTCTTTGAATCTAAAGATTTCATTTGCAAACCCAGTCAAAGGAGCAAGGCCAGTTACAATACCTGTTCCAGAAGCAGTTCCAGTAGTTGCATTTGCAACAACAAATCTGTAATCATCAACAGATACAATCGCAGCATTTGAAACATTGAAGCCAGCTGCAGAAAGCCCTACAATAGTTACAGTGCCTCCAGCCTTCATTGCATGGCGTTGGTTGACGGTGTAAGTAACATAGCCCGAAGCGGCGGTATCTAAGTTGTAGCCAACTTTAACGTTGGTTGCATTTCCAGTGATAGTTGACCCATTTTTATAAAGAGAAACTATTTTTGCTGTTTTAATTCCTTCTGTTTGGTTTAGTACATACTCAATGTCTTGTGGGTAAATTGTGTCTTGGAAGTCCATACCTGTGTAGCCGTACACAAATAGAAGTGATTTCTTTATGTTTATGTCAGTTTCCGCTTGTGTGTATTGAGGTAATTTAACATACTGAATAGTGATAATTAAGTCAGAGTAAGCAGGTGGTTGAACAGTTACGGAGCTTCCAATAAGCAACTTGTTAGACAAGTAGTCAGTAAGAGACTCTGCTAAATCAGTGTACTCAGGAGATACAGCTCCAGTTTCTGTAAGTCCTGGCTGTATGTCTGTATCATTTACATCTCTACTTGGAGCAATATACACCGTGACTGATGTCCACGTTGAGCTGTACGCATTTGCTTTACCAATACCTGTCACTGATAATGATAGGTTTTTATAGTCTTCTAAAGTTACCGCTCTGTTAGATGAACGTAAAACAAGTGGAGCTTGAACGCGTATCTCATCATTGCTCTCTGGTTCTGCGCCACCTAAAGCTGCTGTTCCATTTGCTACGGTTATAGCAGAGTTTAAAGCGCTTGTTTGTGAAGAAGTAAATGAAGGGATGTAAACGATAGCGTCAATAATGTTAGCCGAAATATTTCCTAAAGCTCCTCCACCAACCAAGTACATCGCACGAATGACTGAGCTATTCACAGGGATTGCTCCAGATACTCCGTCACCAAAGTTAATTGACACAACATTGTTGCTATCAGACTTAACTGTGTACACCAAATCGTTTGGGCCGTAATCTAACAAGTGTTGTACTTGAGTCCATTTAGAGTAGATAGTTCCGTACTGAACATAGACAGAGATAGAGCCATCAACTACTGGAGTATTTGGTAACTCAAAAGACATACTAGGCTCTTGATTAGACACACCTATTTGCTGACCATAGGTTGTGTCAGATGCTGTGTCTACAACGTTTATATATCGGCCTTCTTCGGCAGACACGGTCTCGGTACTAGTAGCACTAACTACTGCGTCACTTGTTGTCGTAAAGTACACAGGTCTAACAACATCTGCAGTAACTATCTCTCCACTAACAACTGTTCCTTTTGGAATAGTTATAGAAGGATAAACCATAGTGGCAACACCCGTGCCTGAAGCAGTTCCACTAACACTTGCTACAGCCACTGTAAATTGGGTTGATGAAGCAGCCGTAATAACCGCATCCGTTACGTTAAAAGAAGTTGTACTAAATCCAGTAACGGTAACAATTCCATTTACAACAAACGAGTTACTTCCAACATAAGTGATTGTCGTACCATTTCCAGTAGCAGTTAAACTGCCTGAAGAAGAAGAGTTGTTGTTATTAAAGAACGTCACGTCAACTATAGCATTTCTATACCCAGAAGGTATGTAGCCATACGTTTGTGCAATGTTTAAGATGCTATTGCGTTGAGTAGCGGTTGCAAGAGAGAACTCATTTGCGGTTCTGTCTATGTAGTACGATATTAAATCACCCATATACGCAAACGCTTCTACAAGAGCTACGCCAAAGTCTGCTGGGTCCGAAGCGGTCCACTCTGGTATGCGCTCTTGAATTCGTGAGATAAGTTGTTCACGAATTGAGAAGTAGTCTCGTCCTGTATAGTCAACAGAGATAGGGATAGTAGACGCCGGGGTGGTACTCATAGCAGCTCCTCATACATTGGAAGTGTTCCTTGGATAGTTACGTATCCAATAGAGGTCGTGTTTACTTCTTGGTTTGGAAGTGCGTACGTAACTGTTACTTTCAAAGTGTTAGTATACAAGTCTTGTTCAACAGTAGTGTCCTGTAAAGTCAAAAGCTGCAAGTACCTATCAAAAGCACGTGTTACTTCTTCGCTAATTTCCTCTACTGCATTGTCTACGTTATTAAATAACGAAAAAGGAATGAGCGTCCCAAAAGTTGGGCGCATAACCCTCTCACGAAGAGAGGTACCTAAAACAGACCGAACTCTATCCGCCCAAATTTTTGACTGTTCGGTGGTTGTTCCTATTGAGCCAGAAGTGTCAATAGAAAATGGTAACGAAATTGTTTTTTCAGAGGCCATTAAACTGCTACCCACCTTCTTGGAGCGACTTTATACCCTGTTAGTGTTTGATTTACCATGGGTGCTGAATTACTTAGTTTATACGCTGTTGGCGTGTTAGCACCTGTTGTAATCGCTTGCGTTAAGTTGACAGTCGGCACGTTTCCAGCAGAAGAAGGTCTGAAAGCAGAGGCTATATTAGAACCGCTTCCGTCTGTTGCAACCTCAAATTCAACAGTGTATTTACCATCTGCATTTAAAGTGTGAACTGCATTGGAGACAATCCAAAATCCATCACTTGCTTCTCCTGTTCCGCGAATTTCTACGGTTCTCCAAGGAGCAATACGTGAGTCTCCTTGACCAAACCCGTATCCAGGAGTAGAAAGTCTAGCGAGTTGAGCTTTTGCATTTGCTAAACTTTGAGAGCTAAGCCTGTCAATAATTACAGTGTCCGTATCAATATCAAAAAACAAAGGGTCTTTATTTTTTGCTCTAAGGTTTTTTCCAACAGAAGTAGGAGAAGATGTAGATTTGTATATCTTCCCTGTAACAGGGTCAACTCCTCCTACAATTTTTGTTGCTTTTGTGTTGCCGCGAAAGTTGCCAAAATCTCCTTGCACAGTTTCAAAATGGTCTAAAGTTTGTGAAGCAAATTGATTCATAGGTGTAATGCTAGGGTCTAAAAAAGCCATTACAGGAATAGTAGTTAAAAATCTATCAATCATCACATCTATTGGATGAAAATGAAGCTCTACACCAACAATTTGGCACGCATATCCAATTGATTTAGCTAACTCCTGCAGTTTTTGCCATTGAGAATGGCCTGAAAACGATATCTGTGGGAACCGAATGTCAGAAGGTGTGACAACTGGCTTTAGCTTGTTGAAAGTAGCAATGTCTGTTGCAACTTCACTGGCAGTAGCATTTTTCCAAATCTTTTGTCGCTTTTCTTTTAAGGGGTAAGAAGCTCCTAAACAAGTGATTGTTAAAGGTTTTTGAATAGAAGAAGAGGTTGGATACTCTAAATCAGACACATACCCAACAAAGGTTTCTGACACAGCGTCGTTAGACCAGGTTATTTCTACAGCAACGCCAGTTGACATAGTCTTTAAGTATGCTTTGTTTATAGTGCTGTAGACTATCTCCATAACATCATGCTTACCTATACTTTGGGTCAGAGTAAGTGAGTACGGTGTTTGGTCAAACCCAGGAAAATCCGGAAATACAACCGTATAATTATTAGCGTATCTGTTTTGAACCTCTGGGTCACGCACTAGGAATCCTTATTTGAGTTCCAGGAGAGATATTGGTTGGGTCAATTATCTCTGGGTTTATATCTAGTATTGTGTACCATAATCCGGAGTTAGATAAGAATCTGTTAGCTAAGTTATCAAGGCGGTCATTTTCTACCCATTCGTAAATAAAGTATCGTCTGGTGTATGTAGGAAACCGTCTAAAACAAGTTAAGTTGTACTGAGATTTTCTAGAATCCCAAGCTTTAAAAATAGTAGAGTCAGCATATCTGCTATCTAAAAATATCATTTGCTCACCTTAACCTTCTGGACGATAAGCGTCTGCACCGACGCTGTTTGAGTCTTTAAATGCATCTGGAGAGTCATAGTACCTTGTGCATACTACGTTTACGGTGGTAAGAGTAGGGACCATTCGTTCATTAAACATCATGTGCTTTAAGTCTAAGCTGCTGACACGAACTAGATACCTTAATCCTGCTCCTAAATGAAGTTCCATAGGTATTGGTTGTAGCCAACCTCTATCGGCAGTTGTTCCGTTTAATCCAGATTTGTAGTCTGCGTAATACCCACCCATAGCTCTAAATAAGTACTCTATGTCATACATAGTCCCACGTTTCCAGATATTTCTTTGGTCTTCAATTGAGATCGTTGTAGGATAAGGGTTCACCTGTTTGTACAATTCGTCATAATATCGGTTTCGTTCTGCGGGGTCTAACCCATCTGGGATTTGGCTGGTGTCAACTGTTGCCCTTATACCGTTTTTATCTAAAACATTCATATCATTTACTCTATTTAACAATAAAGTAAAAGCAATTGTACCTTTCATCAAGCCTACAGCTACACCTGACATTCCATTTTCTCCTGATTGAGCATATTCAGGAGAAAAAGCATCAACAATTCCCCAAGCCATTGATACATCTGTTGGGTTGTATAAGAACCTAAATCCGTAAGGAGTCTCGTTCTTTTTTGTGCCTTTTGGTGGCTTTCCTTTCCAAGCATTTGCTGCAAATATTTTGCTCATTTGAATTGTGCCTCTAGCAGGTGTAACGCCTTTCCAAGCAAGTCTGGCGTTAGTAAAGTCGTTGACTGGTGCACCAATTAGGTTTTTATCAGTTAATGACTCTGCTTGAGGACCAAATGGGTTTAAGTAAGCACTCTTTAACATTGGAGCGTTGTACTGGTAAACCAGTTTATCAGCATCTGCAGAAGACACAATTACTGGTGGCTGTTCGTCTTTAGGAGCAAGTGTTTTATTAAACTTTGTTAAATCTGCCTTAAACTTTTTGAGGTCGTTTTCTAAAGAAATTCGTCTGTTTTTAGCCGTAGTTGCTTGATTTAAAAACGCTGTTTTTTGAGCGTAAAGAAGGTTTAAAGCAGCCTGTTGAGTTGTATTAGGTGTTCCTGGACCTTCAGGTTTTAATTTTGGGTTCTGCGCTTTTTTGTACGTAACAATGGCAGCTTCTTTTATTGCAGCGTTAGTTTTAGCAGCTGCTTCTTTAAGCTTTTCTGCTGTAATGGCAGCTTCCGTGTCTTTAACACGATTTGTTCTTACTTGGAGTCCAGTTGCTTTAAAGCTGTTCTCTATATTCTGGAAAATACCAAACACTCCTGTAGGTGCTCCTGGCGTGTAGTTTGACATTAGTTGCTTCCTATCTTCTGAAGTTTGTTATCTTTTTCAAGATACTTCTTTAAAGTCTTTGCAAAAGCTTCTGCTTCTTGTTGATTAGCTTGCTGAATTTGTAGGGTAACGTAAATATTGTTTGTTTGACTTGATGAAGAGGTTGTATTCCCAGTTGTTGTAGAAGGCATACCAGTACCAGGAGTTGCGGACGGTACGTTGGTGTTAAACCCATCGGTTGGTCCGCCCTGAAACTTGTAAGGATTTTTTCCTGTTTTACCAGTCATCCACGCAGAGTTATTTATTGCAGCTAAGATGTCGTTTGTTGAAGCACCTGTCTTTAACGCGTTAACAATTGCTGTGTACCCACGTGCATCAGCGCTTTTTCCAGTAAGAGTTCCAATAGTTGCTGCGTATCCTTCGTCCCAAGACTTGTAACGTTTAACACCTACACTGTTCATTGACTCGTTGTTACTCATGTCAAGAGTCGTGTTTAGTGGGTTGTAGTGTGCGCTATTTTTCCAGTGACCACCTTCATGGCGCATCCAAGTAGTAAGCGCGTTAACAGAAGAGTCAGTAACAGGTGCACCCATTTTTTGCAGTAAACCTGTAGCCCACTCTTTTTCGCTACCTGTACCAAGAATAACTTTAGGAGTTCCACCAGCTGCTCCAGTTGCTCCAGTAGCTTCTCCACCGCCGTTATTGCCTGCCAGGTAAAGTTTAGGGTCAGTAGGTACTTTGCCTTTACGTAATTCAAAGTGCAAGTGAGGTCCACGAACACGACCTGTTGCGCCAGACTTTCCAATTAAAGTTCCTACTTTTACTTCTTGACCTGCTTGAACCATTTTCTGGTTTAAGTGACCATAGATAGATGAGTATCCATCCCCATGGTCAATCTCTACCGCAATACCTAAATCTCTGCTTAGGTTTCTCTCTACAACTTTTCCAGCAAAACGAGCATGTACGGGTGTGCCAATTTCCATAGGTGTGTCTTGACCTGTGTGATAGTTCAAGGCTCCAGTCATCGTCATTGATGGGTCTTTTGCACCAAACCCAGCTCCCACTACTTTGGAGAGAGAGGTAGCGCTCATAGAAGAAGCTACAGCACCACTAGCCATTGGTTTAGCGCCAGCGCTAAAGGTAAAGGAGTTTACTCCCGAAGAGTTTCCGCTAACATTTGAGACAAAACCAGATGTTGGTCCTCCGTCTACTTTTTTGTCATCTTTAAAAGGGCTCCAACGAAAAAAGTCTTGAACTTTTCTGTGAAAAGTGCCAGGAGCTGGGCGGACTTCTGGTGGAAGTGTAGATTTATCTACGTACTTCGTTCCCATAAAAAGGCTAGACCAAAACCCTTGGTTAGGGTCTGGTGCTTTTGATGAGTCCCAACCATTCTTTGTCTCTGAAAGTAACTGTTTTCCCATAGTATAAATTGCAACAGGACCCAAGACTTTACCTGCCGCCGTAGTAAACTTACTAAGTTTGCTAGCATTTGATGCGACCTGCCAATCTTTCACCGCAGCTCCTGTTACGGGGTCTATAACAGTTTTTCCAGTATTTGCTGCCACTTTTGCCGCATCATCAGCAAGGGTTGCTCCAGGTGTGACTCCTGCTTTTAGGTTTTTTAAATAGTTTTTAACTTTTGTAGCCGCAACAACACTAGTTACTCCAGTAACACCTGCAACAATTGCATTTTTTAGGTTGCTGCCTTCTTTTGTGCCAGTAACAGTTTGTAAAGCTGCGTTTAACTGCACAACTAAAGGAGGGGTTTTTTCTAAAAATTCATTTAATTCTTTTAATGCTTTAGCAGCTTTTCTGGCTCCCTCTAGAATGTCTGCTTCGTGTTTTTGAACAAGCTTTGTTTCAGAATCTTGTATGTCTAAGAAAGGCTTTAAAGGGCTGCCTGAAGTGTCTACTGAAGCTAAGTTAGGGTCTTTGCCTGTTACTGCCAATCCCATTTCTGCTTTTACTTTGGTTAAAGTATCTCCTGTGATACCCATAGTACTAAGCTGATAATCAAGGTTCATACCCATTGAGTCTCTAGCAAATTGCTCAGCACCGATTTTGCTTACATCTTGGCCTGGATAAAAAATACGTTGCAAAATGTCTTTAGATATGTCTCCAGATTTACGTAGGTTTCCCTTATCGTCATACTGACGGATACCGTACTGATAGAGCTGAGCTCCCATACTTCCAGTAGACATTGCTCCTACAGCTGCTGCGGCATTGGCATTGTCCATACCTAAAGCTTTAGCGGCAGCGCTAACATCCCCAAGACCTTGCGCCATATTTTTACTTCCAGGCATAAAGCTAAAGCTGGTTAAGGCGCTAAAGGCTTCTGCATCACCTATGTCACTTGTAATACCGCCGCGCATGGCGCTGAAGGTAGCTCTTTGATTTGCTACTCTGTTTGTTCCGCCAAACATAGCTGAAGCACCATAATAAATTCCAGCTCTTTTAGCAACTTGCCCAGTTTCTGGAAGCATACCTGCAAGTCCACCAGCAACGGAGGTAACGGCTCCTACAACACCTGCTGCTTGAGCAAACTTAGCTTGGCGTATACCCATATCCAAATATTGGGTTTGAATTGCCATTGCTGTTTTTTCATATTGCGATTGCTGTGCATTTGAGCCTGGTTTTGCAGCAGCTATCGGTGTTGCACTTGAAAACTTTGGCGCACCATTTACAGGTGTTTTGGCAAATACAGGTGTTCCTTGACCATTACCAAACTGACCACTTTTGGACAGAACCGCATTGACGTCTCCAAATGCTGATGGTCCAAGTCCTTTAATCTTTTTTAAGACGTCGTAGACACCAGAGAGTTCTTTTTTAAGGGAGGTGACAGAGGAGGTAAGTGTTTTTACATTACCCATAAAGTTAAATGCCACTACTTGTCCTTTCTGCCTGTGCCTTGGCTAGTTCTAGCCAATTTTTTCTCTCTCTTACTGACATATCTTTTATGTCAGACAATGTCCATCCTTCGTGAATATCACTTAGTACTGCCCACTGTGAGAACAGCTCTAAGTAAGATGTGTAACTACAAGCGAAACAAGGTTCCCAAATTAATGGAGACCGTTACCTCACCTTCACACTCAGGGCAAGTAACTGAGATGTCATCAAACTGAGGGCCAGGAACCCGCTTGTTAATTTCTTTTACAATGTCTTTTCTATCTACCATCCCAAGGTTTTGCACCTGTAATGGGCTGTAAACAGGGTTGTCGTTAATCTTTAATACGCAGTGTTCAAGCAAAACTGTAGTTTGTTCTGCTTCTGTTTTGTCAACATTTTTAATTAGTGCCTTTTGTGTAGCACCGTCAGGCAAAGATACTGTAAAAGTGTCTTTCTTTCCCTTGACAATAAACACACGGTCGTTCATTGGGTCTGTCAGAACCTTTGTTTTGATGTCTTCATTTAAATCAACTGTTACTACCTTGTAATCTTCGCACTTTGCGCAGTATGACGGTATTTCAATGTCTACTCCAAAAGTTGATTTGATGATACCAAGAAGAAGAGCGTCTAAATCTCCCGCTAGCAATCCATCTAAAACAGACTCTTCAGATTTGATATGTCCAATGGAGACTGTTCCTCGTTGGATGATTGTTACAAGAGCTTTTCCAACACTAGATGCTTTAGAAATTGCTTCTTCATCTCTGCCGTTTAGCTCTCGTACTTCTGCGGTACGGAGGAGCTCCCCAGCGGGTGTTATGTACCCGCCAGGAAGTTCCACCGTAGTATCCACAGGAGATTTGATTTCAGGATTGAAATCATCTTCAATCCGTTCGTTAATGACTTGGTTTAGGAGATTGTTAGCCATTGCGGGATTAGCCGCTGCATTAATTGTTTTCGTTGTCATTTTATTCCTTTGTTAGATTGGGGTAATTACGAGG